CCGGCCAGCGTCACGTCGGCGCGCTGGACGATGAAGTCGTGCTCGGCGGCCAGCGCGTGCAGGATCCGAAAGTCGCCGCTCAGCCCCATGATCTCGCTGGCTTCGGCCAGGGTTAGGTGGTGCGTGCGCGTGTTTGGGTTGACCTTGCTGCGAAGCACGGCCGCAGACATCGGCTTCTCTTCGCCGCGGTCGTTGATGGAGATGAGGCGAGTCGCCAGGGCAATGCTGCCGCCCGGGTAATCGCGAACGGTCTTGTGTGCTGCATCGGAGATGTTCATCGGCGGGATACCTGAACGTGGTTCGTGAAGGGACCATCCGCCACGCTTTGCGCCATGGACGCACTGCAACGACGGATCAAATCAGCGAGAAGAAGGGCCCCAAACGTCACGACGATCGTGCGTGTGGGAGGCAACGTGTTTGGGCTGCGGTGGGTCGACGGCCGCATGCTCGTGAAGCTGTTACGGAAGGGCTGAGACATGGCCAAGGAAGGCGTCGCCCCCCTTGCGGTAGGCTGCTGTTTCCACACGAACAGCCCGCAAGGAGGGCGACATGAAACAGGAAGACATCGAGGCACTTTCCAGCGGCTTAGGCGGCCAGCTTGGAAACGTGTGCCTGGGCAGCATGACCCTTGTGCATGCGGTGATTCTGGCGCTCGCAGAGCAACCAGGAATCGACGGTGCAAAGCTAGTCACGGACATCACAGATCTCCTGGCGACCGTGACGGAGGGGACGCAAGGCGCGATGGCAAAGACGCTGAGCACTTGGCTACAGAAACCCTGATCTGCTGCTCAATACCTGCTGCCAAGCTGGCGCTCAGAATTTGGGCGTCAGCTTTCTCGGCAGCAGTCGACTTGTTGAGCCAGTCGCGGACCCACAGCCTCGGATTCCAGCGGTCAGGCAGCATCGGCCACCTCCCCTGCGGGGTTGGCCAAGGAACCGGCGTTCCTGCGATAGGCTCCCGATACCCCTACCGAAAGGCCGCAGGAGGCCGGAATGAAATTTGTCGTGGTCCTAGAGCCAACCAGCGCAATCGGGCGCTCGTTTCTTGCTGCAAAGTCCGCCGACGGCATGCACTTAGACGAATACCCCTTCATCGAATGCTCCGAGGTGTCTGTGGATGGGCCGTATCTGTTTTGCGCGCGGGGAGTCGATCCCGGAAAACCTCGGGAGAGTCGTACGAGTCGAACTCCACGATATTCAGAGTTCCGGATTCCGCACGCGGCTGTTGCGTTCGTATTTCACTTCGCCAAGGAAGCCGACAGGCCGCTCGGATTCGCGACAGAAAAGCCTTAAGCCGCTTCATCGCGCACCTCCTGCTCGTCGGTCGGCTGGGCTGGCGGCCAGATGTCGGGCCGCAGTTCGGTCAGAGAGACAGCTCCCTGGCTCTGAACGTGCAGCTGGCGCACCAGGCCGCCATCGAAGCGCTGGCCTTTGCTCATCGCTTTGCGGAGATAGCCAATGGAAGTGCCAGCGCGAGCGGCATAGTCGGCCTGCTCGGCTGGGGTCAAGGTCGTGAGGTAGCTGCGCAGAGTGTCCATGCGCAAACAATACCCTTGGGTAATCATCAAAGCAATACCCGCAGGGAATTTACTTGTAGGTAAGTGACAGGCTGCAATATGAGGATGGACAAATACGAAACCCGTCGCCTCGCCCTAAAGGCCTTCATCGACTCCCTGGGCCGCGGTGGCACAGCGCAGGTCGCATCGCGTATTGGCAAAGATGCGAGTTACGTGTCCCGCATGCTCTACGACGAGGGCAAGCCTGGGAGGAAACGGATCGGGGAGGACACCCTGGAAGCGCTGGCTAGGGCTTACCCAGAGAAATTTGGCTCGTCGATTTCTGTCTCACCAGTCCCAGCGACTGAGACGGCTGGGGATTACGTTCGAGTCCAACACTTGGACGCGGAGGCAGGCATGGGCGAAGGACGGATCAACGACGACTACCCAGAGGTGATTCGCTCGATGGATTTCGAGCCAGCTTACATTCGCTCAGTCGTGGGGTTCGTGCCGCCACCCGGCCGCTTGATCCTCATCACTGGCCGCGGTGACTCAATGATCCCGGTGATTCAACCAGGTGAGTCGCTGATCGTCGACACAGGTGTCGCAGGCTTCGATGGTGACGGCATCTATCTGATCAACACCGGAAACGGGCAGCAGATCAAGGCACTTCAGGATAGAGGTGACGCCATCTATGTCGTCAGCGCCAATGCTGGCCTCTACCCCGCTTTCCCTCTTCCCGCTCATGCTCTGGTAGCCGGGAAGGTTTACCTGCGCAACCGCATTGATCGATTGAACTAGGGGTGTAAGTGATGAAGTACTCATGGGTCACCGCCGCTCTGCTATCGCTGCTGCCTTTGCATGTAGCAGCAGAAGATCAACCTCCAGCGCGTACCTTTTTGCAGGAGGTCAACGGCTCTTTTGTGAGCTGCCCCCGATTGCTGGGAGAAGAAGAGCTAAACAAGCGTCTCTATGGCCGAGCGGCTCCGAGCAACGCGGGAGCAATCGGCGACTGTGCAAACGACGGGCGTGCACGTTTACGTGCAGCATATGACGCATATGTCGCGTCAAACCCAGGCGCTGAGGCGAAGTCTTCTGCAAAGAGCCTGTACGCGGCTTCGCTCGCTTATGGCGACGCGGTCATCAATGCCACCTCCAGGCGCGACTTGGACAACGGCATTGCACAGGCAGAACTGAGTAAGGCTAAGTCGATTTTCATCATCGACTCTGGGTTGTAACGGGCAGTGGCGGGTATCGACGAAGCGTTCCAAACAGCGCTCATCGAAGTGCAACTGCTGACAGCTTTTTTGAACAAAGCGCCTTTGGTTCCGGCCGAGGTCAGTCTTGCGCTATCGCGGGAATACTCTCGATCAATGTGGGACAAGATGCTTGCTACGGGCTGCACCTTAGGCGAAGCATCAGGAGGTCCGGGAACTGCAATGGTGACCCGGGATCACGCGGAGCTTGTTGCGTATATGAGGTCCATTTCAGACGACCTTGCAGCGCAAATAAAGATCGTGAAAAAAGGTGTTGAACACTACCTCCGACATGGCGATTCTCCGCCGCCGGCGTATGCGTGGCGCGTGGCCGTGATCCTGCGAAAGCGCAAAGTTTTCAGCGTAGAGGCTGATTTCTTGGAGGCATTCGCGGCGCATTTCTGCCACGAGAGCGTAGGCAGAACAGAGATCCAGATAGCCCAGAGGGCAATTAAGGCCAGAATGCTTGCCACACGGGCCGCCACGGCCGCGTCTGAGTAGCACCAAAAGGCCTATCCCAGCCCGGCGAACGAAGTTTTTCCCTGTCACGCTACGAGGCGCGTAGCCCCGTGACCAAATAACTTACCTTTGGGTATTGACTTAAAAGATACCCACGGGTAACTTACCTCCATCGCAACGAACCACCCGGATCCCGCCGGGGACGTGCGACGGAGAACGTAGATGTCCAGCACCCGCTGCCACCCGTACCACCCGCAATGCGGCTGCGCGACCTGCAGCCGGCATGAGCTGTCCGACGAGCGCGCCGACGTTCTGGCGCTGGCCCTGCACCGCGATGGCAGCGTTCTGAGTGAGACGCTGGGCGAGCTGACGACCGAGCAGCTCGGCCTGATCGCCGGCCACCTGGCCCAGGGCAACGACGAAGGCGCTGCCGAGATCCTGCGCGCCGCTGTCACCGACTACCTGTCGCAGCTGATCAACGGCCGCATGGACGATGTGGACTGCTCGCGTATCGAGGCGGTGCGCCACTACCTGACGGTCTACGAAGCCAAGCCGGCGCCGGTCGCCGAGATGCCGTGGCAGGTGGCGGCGTGAGCACCACGACGATTCCCGCGGTGAGCGTCGTCATCTGCGACTGCTGCATGCGCGCGGTAGGTCTGGCTGGTGTCCACCGGGCTATGGGCGGCGGCCTGCATGTGCGCCGGGATGCCCTGGACCTGCATGGCTACGCCTGCGCAAAGGCGGACATCGAACTTGACCTTTGCGACGGATGCCTGGGAGCGCTGTGTGAGGCGATCAATCAGCGGTGCGTCGCGATCCGCGAGACGTTGACGACCAACGGAGACGCCGCATGAGCGCCGTCATCCCTTTCCCCACCGCTGCACGCGGCGCCCACTTGGTACGCGACATCGCGCTCGATCGTGGTTATGGCGCGATCACCGTGGCGCAGCTGGTGCGCACCTTCCAGCCCGACAACGTGCGCCCTCTGCGCGTGCAGGCATCGCAGCACGTGCGCGATCCGGACGAGTCGGCAACGACCTGCTTCGACGGTCCAGAGGCAGCCTGACATGCACGAGCAAATCGACCCAGAGTTCCAGCGTTTCATGCTGCGCGAGGACCTGATCTTCGCCGCCTTCTTCATGTTGATCGGCGCAGTCGCAACGCCGCTTGTCCAGGCGGTGTTCCTGTGACCGGCCGCAGCTACGACAGCTTTGCGTGGCTGTGCGTGTTGATTGTTGTGCTGGTGGCGTTCGGCTGCCTGTCCTACAGCCGCGACGCCGATCTGATCGCCCAAGCGCTCCACACGATTGCATTTTTCCTGGCGATGCATCTGCCCGAGAGCTGGCGCAACGCCCGAGCACGTGCGCACCGCGCCCAGCCGTTGCCAGCTATCGACAGCACCCCTGATTTTCCGGAACAGCCGCGCCGCGGCATCCGCTGATCCCCGCCGGTCCGCCGGCACCACCGACGAGGTATCCCATGTTTCAGCTCGAAAGGCACGAGGCGTCCATCGCCAACGTCAACCAACGCATCCAGCGGCACGGCGAAGAACGCAAGCTGGCTGTCGACATCAAGTACGTCCTGAGCGTCAGCAACGAAGCGCTCGATTCGTTCGACTCCACGCTGCGTCACGACCTGTTCCGCAAGCCGGCGAAGGGCGAGCAGCAGGATCTTCCGCAGATCGGCGGGGACGGCCTGACCGCAGTGAAGCATCCGGCGCTTGAGCCGCTGAAGCTCAGCCACGAGTTCACCGGCTACGAGATGCACCTGGCCGGCCTGCTGGAAGCCGGCGATCCCATCATCCTTGTCGACGTGAAGCTCAAGCGCTTCGTGATCGAGCCGAAGGAAGGCGGCAGCTTGGCGATGTCATTTACCGCCTCGGCTGAAGTCGAGCCGCAGGAACTGGCCGAGCTGTCCGAAGCGCTGATCCGCGAAGACGTGCTGCTGACGCTCCTCGCTCCCAAGCGCGGCGCGGCGGCTGCCGAAGATCTAACCGAAGGCAGCGACACGCTCGATGCGCAGGACACCGCGGCAGCTGCTGCCGAAGCCGCGAGCTTGATCGACGCCGGCAAGAAGGTGGCGGCATGAACGCGCCCCTCTGCATCCCGCTGATTGACGTGGAGAGCCGCCAGATCGCGGCCATCGGCCACGACGTCGCCAGCCAGACGTTAGCTGTGCGCTTCAAGAACTGGAAGGGCGAGATCACCTCGCTCTACCACTACGACAACGTCACCGCCGAGGACTACGCCGCGCTGCAGGCGGCCGAGTCGAAGGGCGGCCACTTCAACAAGGTGATTAAGGCCGACCCGGTGCGCTGGCCCTACCGCAAGGTCGAAGACCGTCCGCTCTCCGACGCGGCCTGATCCCAAACCCTGATCCGTGGCAGGTGTCCACGGACGCGATCGCACCGCGCATTGACTCTCGAAGGTCAGACGTTAAAGGCAGGAAGGGAACCGCACGCACCGCCGATATGTGCGCAAGAAGGAGCGGGAGGCGAGAGCCGCGCGTGGCCCCGGCGATACGGGGCACCTATCCATCGCGGAGCGGCTTGCGATCAACGAGCGTCCATGTCTTGCGTATCGAAGACCAGGCCGCTCCGCTATGGAGGGAATGCGCAGGCTGATGCGCGATCTGGAAGTGGCACCCATGCCGGCATAGCAACCAGCCGGATCTATGAGCGCGGCGGACGCGGCTCAGGCTCTGAACAAGCTTCCGTACATCCGAAAGCCGGAGATCAGCACCGGCCCCTCCACCCAGTAAGTGCCGGTTCGATTCCGGATGGTTGGCCGACGGCTTGGTAGCGACGAGGTGCGGTTCGAGTCCGTGGTTTGTCTAGGTAGGCAAAGGCCCGCGTGGTCCCGGCGATACGGGACACCCAAATTCATCGCCAGCCGGCGGCGCCCATGCCGGCACCTCTTCCACCCAAGGACCGCCCATGAACGCAGTCGCCACGATTCCACAGCAGCAGGGCACGCAGATCGCCCAGCCGCGCCAGCAGTTTGACCTCAGCCCGCAGACGTTCGAGCAGGCGCTGACCTTTGCCGATTACCTCGCAGAAAGTGACCTCGTGCCGAAGGACTTTAAGGGCAAGCCGGCGAATTGCCTGATCGCGATGCAGTGGGGTGCGGAGCTGGGGCTGAAGGCGCTTCAGGCGATCCAGAACATCGCGATCATCAACGGGCGGCCGGCGCTGTGGGGTGACTCGGTCCTCGCGATCGTGCGCGCGTCGCATCTGTGCGAGTACGTCACCGAGACCGATAACGGCGACACCGCAACCTGCCGCGTGAAGCGCAAGGGTGAAGCCGAGGAGGTTCGCACCTTCAGCATGGCCGACGCGAAGACGGCGGGCCTGCTCGGCAAGGCCGGCCCGTGGACGCAGTACCCGAAGCGCATGCGCCAAATGCGTGCGCGCGCCTTCGCCTTGCGCGACGTGTTCACCGACGTGCTGCGCGGCATTGCGATTGCCGAAGAGATCATGGACTTCCAGCCCGTGCTCCCTGCCGCTAGTGAGCAAGGCCGCGCGACGATCGAGGGCCAGGCTGACAAGCAGCTGCCGCTGTACTCGGAAGCCGACTTTGCCGCGAACCTGCCGAAGTGGTGGGACATCGTCGCCGGCGGCAAGAAGACCGCGGATGACCTGATCGCGATGCTGCAGACGCGCGCGCGCTTCACCGCGGAGCAGCTGGAAGAGATCCGCAACCCGCCGACCGACGAAGGTGAGGCGCAGAGCGACGTCGCTGCCGCTGCCGGCGGCATCACCCAGACCGCAGTGGAGCGCTGAGCATGAAGACCATCAATCTGATCCAGGGCACGCCGGAATGGCATGCCCACCGTGCCACCCACCTCAACGCCAGCGACGCGCCGGCGATGCTCGGCTGCAGCCCGTACAAGACGCGCGCGCAGCTGGTGCGCGAAGTCGCCACCGGCATTGGTGAGGAACACGACGACGCCACCCTGCAGCGCTTCGCCGATGGCCACCGCTACGAAGCCCTCGCACGTCCGATCGCAGAGCAGATCATCGGCGAGGATCTGTACCCGTGCGTCGGCACCGAGGGCAAGTACTCGGCCAGCTTCGACGGCCTGACGCTGCTCGAGGAAACCGCGTTCGAACACAAGAGCCTCAACAACGACTTGCGTGCCTGCATGCGTGACGAGGGCAACGGCTGGGGCCTGCCAAAGCATTACCAGGTGCAGATGGAGCAGCAGCTTCTGGTCTCCGGCGCGGCGCGTGTGCTGTTCATGGCGTCGAAGTGGAACGGCGATGAGTTGGTCGAGGAACGGCACTGCTGGTACGCCAGCGACGCCGCGCTGCGCGCCGAGCTGGTCGCTGGCTGGGAGCAGTTCGAGGCCGATGTGGCCGCCTACGAACATGTCGAAAAAACGGCACCGGTGATCAGCGGCCGCGCGCCGGACACGCTGCCCTCGCTGCACATCGCCGTGACCGGCATGGTGACCGCGTCCAACCTTGCCGACTTCAAGGCATCGGCGATGGCTGTGCTGAGCGGCATTAACCGCGAGCTGCAGACCGACGATGACTTCGCCAATGCCGAGCAGACGGTGAAGTGGTGCAAGGGCGTGGAGGAGCGGCTGGAAGCGACGAAGCAGCAGATCCTCGGCCAGACCGCAGACATCGACGCGGTGTTCCGGACCATGGACGACGTGGCAGCCGAAGCGCGCCGCGTCCGCCTGGAGCTGGACAAGCTGGTCAAGGTCGAGAAGGACAACCGCCGCACCCAGATCGTCGCCAACGGCGTGCAGGCGGTGCGGGATCACTACGCGTCCATCAACGCGGGACTCGATGCGCATGCGCTGGCGGTACCGGCTTCGCTGCAGGCCGACATCGGCGCGGTGATCAAGGGCAAGAAGTCGATCAGCAGCATGCAGGATGCTGTCGGCACTGCTGCCGCCAACGCCAAGATCGCCGCCAGTCAGCAGGCCGAGCGCGTGCGCGCGAACGTGCGCGTTCTGGAAATGGAAATGGGCACGTTCGCCGGCCTGTTCCATGACCGCGTGCAGCTGTGCGCCACGAAGTCGCCGGAGGATCTGCGCAACCTTATCACCGCGCGCATCACGGAGCAGCAGCGTGTGGACGAGCAGCGCCTGGAAGCGCAGCGCGAGAAGATCCGTCAGGAGGAAGCGGCCAAGCTGGCGCGCGAGCAGCAGGAGCGCGAGGAAGCGCAGCGTCGCGCCGATGCACAGGCCGAGACAGCACGTGTCGCTGCTGCTGCGCCTGCACCGGCTGCTGCAGCTGCTCCCGCCCCGGCGGTCATGTCGACCCCGGCACCGGTGGCGGCGGCTCCTGCTGCCCTCTCCCCTGCTCTGTCTCAGCCGGTCAAGTCAGTGGCAGCGTCGGCACCGGCGCAGGTCGTGCGCATCAAGCTCGGCGACATCAACGCGAAGATCGCACCGCTGACGATCACCGCCGATGGCCTGGCGCAGCTGGGCTTCCTGCCGCTAACGATTGAGCGCGCCTCGAAGCTGTACGACGCGGCGGAACTGCCGGCCATGTTCACCGCCATGCAGCAGGTCTTCGCCCGTGCGGCGTCGGCCAGCTACCAGCAGGCCGCGTGATGCCACGCGTCTGCACCAGCTGCACGCGGCGTCTTGATGAAGCCGAGTTCCCGACGCAGAACGGCCGCGTGCTCAACGTCTGTGTGCTCTGCCGCAACGACATCAAGCGGGCGCAGACCAGGCTCGCACCGATCCGCCGTGATCCCGAGCAGATCCGGCTCAACAACGTCGCTGCGCTGTGGCATGGCCCGGTGCAGCGCACTCACCTACTGAGGAATGCCGCGTGAGCCAGCTCCCGAAGAAACAGCAGGCAATTGTTGATGCGTTCGATGACTTGGACGACGGCGAGATCAGCACCGAGCGACTGCTCTCTATGACAGCTGACGCCTGCGACTGTGACGTATGCGACGTCATTGACGCGCTGAAGGCGAACGCATGATCCGCCACCTCACCCGCCGCGCGCCGAAGCGCAAACGCGGCCTGTGCTGGGGCCGCACGCCGGACGACAGCACCAGCGTCGTGACCTGGCAGCTGTTCCGCCGCGACCACCGCAGCGCACTGCACATCTCCACCTTGCAATTCACCTACGCCGAACCGCGCGCCCACATCGCACAGCGCCTGCGCAATGCCCGCCGGAAGCTGCGCGACCGCGTTGACGAGATCGACCTAGCCGCTATGGGAGTTACCGCATGACCATGCATCCCAATGACCGCCTTGCCGCCCTTGAATGGGCGCTGGCACGCGCACGCGATGCCGGCAAGACCGACGAGCTGGTGCGGCTCACGCACGTGCCGGCACTGCAGGAACTGCGCGACGAAGCGCAGCGGGAGGCGCGTGGTGGCTGACGGCTCGCACTCCTTCAATTTCCCTGCTCCGCAGGTCTCGTGCCTGCGCCCTGGTGAGATCGTAGTTGACCTGTTCGCCGGCGGCGGCGGGGCCAGCGAGGCGCTGAAGCAGGCGCTCGGTGTCGATCCTGCCCTTGCCTATAACCACGACGAGTGGGCGATCGGCATGCACGCAGCCAATCACCCGCTGACGATCCATCACCGCGAAGACATCTGGCACGCGGATCCGCGCAAGGATGTAGCCGGCCGCCCGATCGGTTGGTTCCATGCCTCGCCGGACTGCACGCACTTCAGCCAGGCTAAGGGCGGCCAGCCGCGCAGCGGCAAGATTCGTTCGCTGTCGTGGGCTGCACTGAAGTGGATCGGAATGCTGATGCGCGCCGACATCGTCAACGGCACCAACACAGCGCCGCGCCTCTTCTCGATGGAGAACGTATGGCAGATCCTCACCTGGGGACCGCTTATCGCAAAGCGCTGCAAGGCTACCGGCCGCGTCCTGAAAATGGACGGCACTGTGGCTGCCAAGGGCGAACGCGTCCCGGTCGAGAATCAGCAGCTGATCCCGAACAAGCGACACGCCGGTCGTACGTGGCGGCAGTTCATCGCCGCTCTGCGCGCGCTTGGCTACGTCGTCGAGTGGCGCAAGCTAACCGCCAGCGACTACGGTGCAGGCACCAGCCGCGAGCGGCTCTTCTTGCTGGCGCGGCGCGATGGCAAACCGATCGTGTGGCCTGCACCGACGCACGGCACTGCGCCTGGCATGCAGCCGCGCGTGCGCGCCGCCGATTGCCTGGACTTCTCCATCCCCTGCCCGTCGATCTTCACCCGCAAGCGCCCGCTGGCAGATGCCACCCTGCGTCGCATCGCCAAGGGCGTTATGCGCCACGTGCTGCAGTCGGCAGACCCGTTCATCGTGCCCGCCACGCACCAGGGCTCGGACCGGGTCAATGACGTGCAGGCGCCACTGCCGACGATCACAGCAGCGAACCGGGGCGAGTTGATGCTGGTCGCGCCAGAGCTGGCGCCCTTCATCACCGAGCACTCGAACGCCAGCAACCAACGCACCATGCGCGCCGACGAGCCACTGCGCACGATCTGCGCTGGGGTGAAGGGTGGTCATTTCTCGGCAGTGGCGCCGATCCTCGCCGGTGTGGGCGGGCGCGCCGGCCAGTCTGAGCCGCGCTCCGGTGCTGAGCCGCTCTACACGATGACCACCAAGGCAGACACCGCGCTGGTGGCTCCGATCATGGTGCAGGCCGGTCATGGTCAGGGTCGGCCCGGTGGGATACAGCGCTGGGGCATGGGCAGCAAGGACGCACGCACACCGGTGGGCACCGTCACTGCCAGCGGCAGCGGTGGGCATGCGGTCGCATGCGCGTTTCTTGAGCAGGCGAACGGCGGCTATTACGAAGGCGGCGGCCGCGATGCGCGCGACCCGATGAGCACCATCACCGCGACCGGTAGCCAGCAGCAGCTCGCGACTGCGCACCTGGTGACGATGCGCAAGAACGCTCATGGCCAGGATGTAGCCGAGCCGCTCGGCACGGTATGCGCCGGTGCCGTGCACCACGGGATGATCGAATGCACGCTCAGCGCCGAGCAGCAGGCCGGCGCACTGCAGGTCGCCGCCTTCCTGGTGAAGTACTACGGCAGCGGCATCGCCGTGGATCTGCGCGAACCGCTGGACACCGCGACCACGCGCGATCGCATGGCGCTGGTCACGGTGGTGATCCAGGGCACGCCCTACGTCATCGTTGATATCGGCCTGCGCATGCTCAAGCCTCACGAGCTGTTCCGGGCCCAGGGCTTCCCAGCCACTTACCGGATCACGCACACCGCTGACGGCCGCGCCATCAGCACCAGCGCCGCCGTGCGCATGTGCGGCAACAGCGTCAGCCCGCCGCCGCTGTTCGCCCTCGCCAGCGTCAACCTCGACAAGCAGCCGCAGCTGATGAAGGCGGCCGCATGACTGACCCGTATCGCGATTTCCTTGAGCGCAAGGTCCGCGTCGCTCCGTCGCTCGGGTTCGACGTCTCCCCCGACGACGTACACCCGATCCTCAAGCCGCACCAGCGCGACAGCGTTGTGTGGGCTTGCTCCGGCGGGCGCCGCGCCCTCTTCCAGCGCTTCGGCCTGGGCAAGAGCATGCAGCAGCTGGAGATCATGCGCCTGGCCCGCGCGCATGCCGGCGGCGCCGTTGGCATCGTGGTGCCGCTGGGCGTGCGGCAGGAGTTCCGCCGCGACGCCGGCAAGCTCGGGCTGGATACGCGTTTCGTGCGCACCAGCGCCGAGGTGGATCCGGACTTCGATGGCATCCACCTGACCAATTACGAGAGCGTGCGAGACGGCAAGCTCGATCCCAACCTGTTCACCGCAGCGAGCCTCGATGAGGCGTCGGTGCTACGCAGCTTCGGTTCGAAGACCTATCAGCAGTTCCTGACCCTGTTCGATGAGGTCCGGTACCGGTTCGTCGCGACTGCTACGCCGAGCCCGAACCGCTACAAAGAGCTGATTCACTACGCCGGGTTCCTGGGCGTGATGGACACCGGCCAGGCACTCACACGCTGGTTCAAGCGTGACAGCACGCAAGCCAACAACCTGACGCTGTACCCGCACAAGGAGCGAGAGTTTTGGTTATGGGTGGCGAGCTGGGCGCTGTTCCTGCAGAAGCCATCGGACCTGGGCTACAGCGACGAAGGTTACGACCTACCGGAACTGACCGTGCACTACGTCGAGGTGCCGGTGGACCACAACACCGCTGGCGCCGAGCGGGATGGCCAGGGCAAGTTGTTCCGCGATGCCGCGATGGGTTTACAGAACGCCGCGAAGGAGAAGCGCGACACGCTCGGCGCGCGCGTGGCAGCCGTGCAGCAGGTCGTCGCCGCACGGCCAGATGAGCATTGGCTGATCTGGCACGACCTCGAGGCGGAGCGGCACGCGCTGCAGGCTGCAATCCCCGCTGCGGTCAGCATCTATGGCGACCAGGAGCTCGACGAGCGCGAACAGGCGGTCATCGACTTCAGCGAAGGGTTGATCCCGATCCTCTCGGCCAAGCCAGTCATCGCCGGCAGCGGCTGCAACTTCCAGCGGCATTGCCACCTGTCGGTCTATGCCGGCATCGGCTTCAAGTTCAACGACTTCATCCAGTCCATTCACCGCATCCAGCGGTACCAGCAGACGCACCCGGTGGAGGTGTGGATCGTCTACGCCGAGAGCGAGCGCGAGGTGCTGGCCAGCCTGCAAGCGAAGTGGACGCGCCACGAGGAGATGGTAGAGAAAATGAGCGAGATCATCAGGGAATACGGCTTGAGCAAGGCCGCAATGGCGCAAGTACTCCAGCGCTCGATCGGCGTGGAGCGCATCGAGGCCAGCGGTACCGGCTGGACGGTCGCAAACAACGACTGCGTGGTGGAAACGCGCGGCATGGCCGACGACAGCGTCGACCTGATCGTGACCTCGATCCCGTTCGCCAACCACTACGAATACAGCCCGAGTTACAACGATTTCGGACACACCGACGACAACGCGCACTTCTGGGCGCAGATGGACCACCTCAGCACGCAGCTGCTGCGGATCCTCAAGCCTGGCCGCATCGCCGCCATCCACGTGAAAGACCGGATCCAGTTCGGCGCGGTGACCGGCGCCGGCGTGCCGACCGTCAGCCCGTTCCATGCGGAAGCGATCTTCCATTACCGCTCGCACGGCTTCGACTACATGGGCCTGATCACCGTCGTGACCGACGTGGTGCGCGAGAACAACCAGACCTATCGCCTGGGGTGGTCGGAGCAGTGCAAGGACGGCACGAAGATGGGCGTCGGTTCGCCCGAATACATCGTGCTGCTGCACAAGCCGCAGACCGATCGCAGCCGCGGCTATGCCGACGAGCCGGTGCGCAAGCAGAAGGCCGATTACACGCGGGCGCGCTGGCAGGTCGATGCGCATGCGTTCTGGCGCTCGAGCGGCCGCCGGCAGCTGACCGCCGACGAGCTGGCGCAGCTGGGCCCGGACAAGCTGGCCAAGCTGTTTACCGAGTACTCGCTGCGCGAGGTCTACGACTTCGAGACCCACGTGCGCATCGGCGAGGAACTGGAGGCGCGCGGCGCGCTGCCGTCGACCTTCATGTCGCTGGCGCCTGGCAGCCACGACCCGGACGTATGGCACGACGTCAACCGCATGCTGACGCTCAACGGGGAGCAGACACGGCGCGGCCTGGAAAACCACATCTGCCCGCTGCAGTTCGACATCGTCGACCGACTGATCCAGCGCTTCAGCAACACCGGCGAGCTGGTATTCGATCCATTCGGCGGGCTCTTCACCGTGCCGTACCGGGCGCTGAAGCTGGGCCGCCAGGGCCGCGCCGCTGAGCTGTCCACGTCCTATTTCATGGACGGGGTGAAGTACTTGCAGGCCGCCGAGCGCGAGATGGCGATGCCTGATCTGTTCGCGACGATGGAGCCGCAGCCGCAGGACCAAGCCGCATGAAGCTCCTGCTCTTCCCGCGCGAGCCGCGCCGGATGAAACAGCCGGCCAAGGATCTGCTCCGGCAGCAGCTCGCCATGGCCGCCGACCACATCGAGCGGGTCACCGCCGAGAACCACGCACTGCGCGCCATCTGCGCAGAAGCCATCACCACATGCTAGGGCCAGGCCGAGCAGCTTCGCGCCGCGCTGGCGAAACAGGAGAAAGCAACATGAACGAACATTCCGGCAATTCCGGACAGTTGCAGGGCGCGGAGGATTTGCGCCAGGCGGTGCACCACGCTCTCGGCCAAGCCCTTGGCGATAGTTACGATTGCACGCGCGTGTGGGAGGCTTGGCAGGTCGGCACCATGATCCAGGACGATTTCAGCCTGATCACCGACGACAGCGACCGCATGTGGGAAATCACCGACGCGGTGATGGCCGCCCTCGCCGCCCGCCAGCCGGTGGGGGTGGAGCCGGTGGCGTGGCAGTGGCGCAGCAGGGTAAAGGGCGGCGCTTGGGACGCTTGGGAAAATGGCCGGTACGGTTCCGAGCCTGCCCCTTTCATGGAAGTGCAGCATCGCGCGCTCTACACAGCCCCGCCTGCGCTTGCTGCTGTGCCGGTTGATGTACGCGACGCGCTCAACTGGCTGATCGGGACTGCAGCGCTGCATGACCGGCAGGCCGCTGAGCCATATGTGGAAGTTATGCGCACGTGGCTAGCCGCCGCCCCTCAGCTCTCAGCAGCCAAAGAGGTCCCGGAGCTCTTCGTGCAATGGCTGGAGCGCGAGATGCCCGCTGGCACCATCATCGGCAAGCCGGCCTGGTGGGCGCGGAAGCTTGCGCGAGCACTGCGCAGCGCCGAGCGCGGCGTGCTGGGGGGCTGCAATGGCTAAGTACTTCGTCGATGAGATCGAGGTCGATCGAAACCATGCGATGCGGGTATGGCACGGATCTAAGACTCACCGGCTGGCCAACCCCAGGACGCGTGGCTACATCTTTCTAACTGCCGAAAAAGGCGAGAACGGTAATGGCGAGATCCAGCATCTCGCCGAGGCCGGGGTTCGCATCGCACCGGATATGGAGGTGCGCAATGGCTGACCTCTTCCCCGGCACCAAGCCTGCCCGTGCAAAGCCGCGCGTGATGATGCACGGCGACGACTTCGGCTATGACGGCGACACCACCCTGGCCCACATGGTCTGCCCGAAGTGTGGCCACTGCGGCGACTGGATGTTCTTCGAGAACGACACCGAAGCCCGCCGTGGGTACCCCTGCCCTATCTGCAACACCAATCAACCGGAGACGACCCGATGAGCAACACCCCGACCACCACCCAGCGGCTTCTCCGGCTGCGCGATGTGCTTGAGCGCGTCGGCATGTCCAAGTCCACCCTCTACAGCCGAATCCGGGACAAGACCTTCCCGAAGCCCCTCCACCTGGGCACATCGTCGGTATGGGTCGAGTCCGAGGTCGCCGACTGGATCAATGACCAAATCGCCCAGCGAGACAAGGCGGCTTGAGCTGGGGGTATCTGTGGGGGCATCTCGCCGCAATTGGATAGGCCAACGCTTTTCCTTTCAACACGTTACGGCCGATCTGCGGTAGAGCCCACCTCCACCATCTGATCGTGGAAAAGAGCAGTAAGTGCTTGATTTCGCGAAGGTTAGGCCCGGAGTTTGATGTTCAGTTTGAGCCTGCGTTAGGTATCAAACGAGGTATCAAACCCCGTGCCGAAGCCTTATTTTTTGCGCCGCCCTGCTGGGCTCTATGTGCGCTTCTTCGTCCCGACTGACCTGCAAGCCCTCATTGGCTCGCGCTACCTTGTCCGTCCCGTTCGCTTGTCCCTGGGTGATGCTGCCCGACTGGCCGTAGCTCGAACTGCTGTGGCACTCTCGGAAGCATTCGATCAGATGCGGCAAGGAGCGGGCATGCAGGACGATTTGCTGAGCCAGGCTCTGGCCGCGTTGCAAGGGAACGAAACCCGCCCCTACACCATCAAAGTCGGTGGCGTGGAGCTCTCTGCCAACGGAGCGGACGATCATGCTCGGCTGCTGGACGCACTGAAACACCTCCCTCTTCAGCAACTGGCTTCTGTGAAGAGCGCCGGACCGCTGCTGTCAGAGCGCGCCACCATCCACATCAGTGAAATGCGGCGCGTGGGGCGAAGCGCGAAAAACGTGCTTGATACCGAGCACAGCCTGGGTCTTTTTGTGGCGCTTGTCGGCGACAAACCGGTCGAGGACTACAAGACCGATGATGTCCGAAAGTTCCTGGATGCCCTCGAACACTACCCGAGCAACGCTACCAAGAAGGCGGTGTTCGCCGGCCTCACCCCTGTCGAAGTCCTGAGCAAGGCGCGGCAAGGTGGTCATGAACTGCTGAGCATGCGCACCAAGGAAAAGCATCGGGATCGTATTGCGTCCTTCTTCAACGCCTTGGCAAACGAAGACCTGATCAGCAAGGCGCCTCACAAAGCCATCCTCAATCGTCCCAAGTCGCTCACCGATGAGCCGAGTCGTGATCCGTTTAGCCAGGCTGAGCTCGAAGCGCTACTTGAGCTGAATGCATTCACGTCCTGGGCGAAAAAGTATCCGCATCGATGGTTTGGCACGCTGTTGGGATTTGCGACCGGTGCTCGGGTCAACGAGGTCGCTCAGCTCTATGTTGACGACATCGGCAAGGTCGGTGACTTCTGGGGCGTGCATTTCCGAGGAGCAAAGCCGGATCAGCGCTTGAAGAACCCCCACTCCTCCCGCTTTGTTCCCCTGCCCACATCCCTAATCGACGCTGGGTTCTTGGTCTATGTGGATGAGGTCAAGCGCGCAGGCTTTGAGCGACTGTTCCCGCACCTGCCCTACAACGCCGAAAACGGCTACGGCGACGCGCTGGGTGATCAGTTCCGGGCCTATGCGATCAAGCAAGGGCTGACCCAACGGCTCAAAAGCTTTCATTGCTTCCGACACACCTTGTCCAACTCGCTGGTCAATGAACATGGCATCTCGCTTCCGATTTCCCAACAAATCACCGGCCACGAGCTGACGCTTCCGCCAGGCTTGAAGCATTACGTTGATCCGCCCTCTGTTCCCGCTCGCTTTTCGGCCATTGAGCAGTTTGGCCCTCCACTTCCCCTGCCCACTTACACGCCGGGGCAATTTGATCGGTCGTTCAAGCAGGTTCGCCACATGGAACGACGACGCGAGCAGGCGGCAAAGAAGAGGACGACTAAGGCGCCAACAACAGGGTGGAAAAATTCGATCAAAGAAAGCTGAAAAAATGCCCCAACGCTGGAGCGCTGAGGCATTTGGTATAGAGAGCTTAGAACGCTGCACAACAACAACATCAGATTTAGAGATTAGCCGACGTTCTGCGGAGGACCTACGTCAACAACCGGCATTTTGCCACCACAGCTACCGTAGCAACCGCCACCGATCAATACACCACCACTACTGCCGCCACCTGATCCGGCACTACCGCCGCCGCCCGAGCTACCACCGGTCGATGTCTGCTGCTGGATCTGCTCTGCCATTTCCTGAGCCTTTTTACCGCAGGGCTTTTCGATGTAGACCATAGCACGACCGGTATACATCAAAATCTTGACGGTATAGGACACATACCCTTTATAAGAGTTGGCCACCCAGTTACTTTCACCCAGCACTCGTGACGCAGAAGTATCAAGCTTCTTCATGAATGCTGCGTTGGCTGGATTTGAATAATCACTAAATTTCGGCAGATCGGCCAAACCAACCTGGATGGGCGGCAGTGGCGGCATCGGCAATTCAGAGCATGCAATCGCAATACCCACTAAGCCACTCAAGGACAAAACAGCAAAACCAACCCTTTTTCCAATCCCCATTTCAACTCACTCCTTGATAAAAACAACAGAAAACTATTGCCCCCCGATGGGACGCTTATCCAAAATCGGCGCGACGCCGTGCTTAGAAATATAAATTTGATTTATTGCCTGATTCAGGCGCAAAGCCTCAGATTCGCCAAGCATTTTCTGCTCGGTCGTAAGGGGCTTTGCGATCATGACTTCTCTGGTTATTCCGGCTCGGGCATCGCCCCGCATTTCCGCCACACGCGACACCGCATAAGCCGCCACAGGATCGCCATTGGCACTCCCCCCCTGATAAGACGCAAGCATATTCAGTGCAAAAAGGTTGCCTTCCGCTCCTGCATCCACAAGACGTTGTTGAGCTTTTGGATCGGTTGGCAGCAGCCTCGCGTCAAGCATTGCTTGTGCCGCGATATCACCTGCCTCGGCAGCTTGCTTGAGAAGCGCCGCTGGAGCGAGCATATAAGCTTCTAGCTGCTTCTCGTTTGGATAGCCATGTCGGTCGAGCCACTTTTGCTCGGCTTTGCTTTCGGCAAATCCCGGATCATTCTCGAAACTCATTCCATCGCGTGTTCGAGGAATTTCAGGAAACGGGTGTCTAATGCTCGGTGCCGACGACTGAGTAAAAGACTGGGCAGATGCAGCCAAACTGGAAGAACCCGACATTTTCTCAGTCGAAGATTTATTTTTTTCCGAGCTTACTCCATGCTGAGGGGCTTCATTTTTTCTAGCCTCCTGCATCCAAACAATGCCACCCACAACAACAGCTAAAACAAGGGCACTTAGCCCAACTGCTTTATTACTCATGACGACCTTAAGAGTATTTCCGTTACAACTGCACGACGTGCAGTCCACTTTCCTGCGTAAATTCTGCGGCCGCGTTCGCTTGATGTCAATTAGTGCTTCACGAACCTTGCGAAGAAGGGTTGCGAAGAACGAAGTCAAGCTTGAACTGTCTTTTAGCCTCTACAATCCCATTCATCCGATCGCTCACAAGAGCTTGTACGCTTAATAGCGTTCAGGTCACGAATATTTGATACGCCCAGGGTTCCGT